ATCCTAAGCTAAAGAAAAAAGTACTAGCCTATAAATATAAACAAGGTGATAATATCTTTTGGTCTGTTGATGGTGGTAAATCTAAAATACCTACTACTTGGACAACTGATGGGATGTCTGTTAGAGGATCTAAAGATTATCAATCTTATGTTACAAAGACAGTACCAATGCTTACTGGTATTCTTAAAGATGATAAAAACCAATATGATAAAGATAAAGAAACTCGATCCTCAGATGGTAAAGTAACTAAAACTACTTATCGTACTGCAATTAATATTACTAATGCTGCAAGTGCTGCTTCTAAGTGGGCTGCAGATAACAATATTCCTGCAGATGAATTAGGACCGATTGTATCTCGTGCTTATCGTATGGCAATTAATCAAGCAGGTGGTGAGAACAAAACTAAACCAACATCTTTATTACCATATCTAAATGCTTTAAAGATTAGAGCAGATACTGGAGTACCTGGATTATTTACTCAAGGCACTGGCGCAGAAATTAAAAATATGGATGCCGCTAAAGTAAATGGTTTAACTAATATGTGGTTACAAAAAGTAAATAGAGCAGGTCAATCAGTAAATGATGGTGACAATAGAGATCAAGCAAATATCTTTTGGAGAAAGGCATCATTAATTTGGGCTGATAAATTAAGGAAAGATCCTAAGTTAATTGAGCGTTACCAAAGTCGTGCGTTAGACGATGAAACACCATTTTATGTATTTGCTAAAGAACAATTATCATTACCAATATAAGGAGAATCATATGGCTGAAGTTGAAACAACTGAAAACAAAAGTGCCTTTGCTAATATTATGAATGTACAAGATACAGAATTAAAAAATAGTGGAGGTCATAGTTTTATTGATGGGGATACACTCAGAAATGATCAAGGACAATTAATAAGAATTGGTGGATTAGAAGCAGCTGAGATTGCGCATCTTACAGAGAATGGTTTAGAACCAGGAACTGCAGGTGGTGATCAAGCTGCATCATCAATTCAAAACTTAGCAAACAAGTTTGGTTTTAATAATGTTATTTATGAAACAAATGAAGATGGTTCTTATAAGCTAGATGATACTGGCACCAGGATTATGGGTAGGATTACTGATGATGCTGGAAGAGACTATACTCAAATGCTTAGTAAGCACGGTATTAATCAGTTAGGTATGTACTCAACTGATGATGATATACTTGCTGCACAGTTTGGTACAGCTGAACGTGCAGGTAATATTGGTGAACCTATAAACGATTGGGAAAAAGCTAAAGTTCAAATTGATGAAGCAACTAATGCTGAAATGAATTATGAACAAAAGTTTAAGCGTGCTGCTTTAGATGAAAGAACTTTAGCACAATATAATATGCCTCAACAACCTGGAGAAACATTTACTAACTATCGAAAAAGAAAACAGTTAGCTAATCAGTTTGTACCAGGTCAAGTACAAATAAGAAATCTAGATAGAACAATAGAAAATAAAGCAGAGAGTCCTTTAAGTGAAGGTATTGATGTTGGATTAACTGGAATGCTAGAAGGCTTATATGGTATGGCTGAATTAGTAGGGGAGTCTACTGGCTTCGATTGGTTAAAAAATGTGGGTGAAGATGGTATACAAAAACAAAGATCTTATCTTGCTGATAAACCAGAATTAAAGTTAAGTGCTTTTAAACCAGTGCTAGATAAAAATGGCGTAGTCATTGATAATGAATGGGACATTAATGGTGTTGGTGAATTCTTTGAGTACCTTGGTACTAATGCTGCTGTCTCTATACCTTATATGGCTAATACTGTAGGTGCTACATTGCTTGCTCCCTTTACTTTTGGTGCTAGTATGTTATCACCAGCTGCTGTTTATACAGGTCAGACTTGGAATGAAATGGAAGGCGATAATAAGAATGCAGGAATTGCTATTGCTGCAGGTGTTACTCAAGCTATATTAGATCGCTTAGGAATAAAAGGAATTCTAGGTGGTAGCATTCTTAAAAGTGAAACAAGAAATACAATCATAAAAGAAATTATGAAAACTGGTGTAACAAAATCAGTTGCTCAACAAACTTTAAGTAAGATGACACGATTAGAAGTTGCAAGTTTTATAGGTTCAGCTGCTAAAACTGCGGCTGCTCAATTAAAGTCTCGTAATATTTTAAGAGCTTTTCTTTCACAGTCAGCTAAAGGATTTATTAGTGAAGCCTCAACAGAAACTGCACAAGAACTCACAGGTTATATGGCAGCTGTAGCAGGTAGTGATAAAGTATTTGATGCTGTACAATTAGAAAGCAGACTTTTAAATGCGGCAATAGCTGGTGGAACTATGGGTTCAACATTTGCTATACCTGGAGTTGCATATGATGCTGGAGCTTGGGCTGATGTTGCTGTTAGACAAGGACCTGCAGAAGCTAAACGATTATCTTTTGCTGGTAAGTATGCCGAAGACGAAAAGAAAAAGACAGGTAAGGTATCTTCTATTCAAGAAAATAATGCACAAACTAAAATTGATTTGAATAAAAGAACTGGACAAACTGCTGAGTTTAGTGAGAGAGTAGAAGCAGGTAATTCGGCAAAGAAAAGTAAAAGCGGATTTGATAAAATTAAAGATGCTTGGAAAGAAGTCCCAGTCTTATGGAGAGGATCAACAAGAATGATCTTTACTGAAAAGTTACAGAGTGCATCTCGAGCTTTACGTAAGATGGCAGATATGTTTGGTGGAAACCTTCAGCGTATTTATTCTGGATCTAACTTTGAAAATCGTAAGAAACATATACTTACAGAATATAGAAATAGTGTTTCTAGTCCGGCAGAGTATGCTAAAGAAGCAGGTTTTAAAAATCTAAATCAACCACAACTTTCTAAAATTATTTATCAGTTTGGTAGATGGGCAGGTAAGAAAAAATTAAAGCCAAGAGATTGGAATAACTTACCGGCTGAACTTCAAGAGCATCGAGCTTGGCTAGCAAAGTATTATGCTGAGACTACAACCTTAGCAGATAAATTATACTCTGATCAAGTAGCTGCTGGTGCAACGGGTTTAAATAGATTAGAAAATTATTTACTTAGATACAAATCATTTAATAAAGCTACTATAGAAAAAGATAAGAACGGTTTTATAAAAGCTTTACAAGATAACTATGGTTTTAGTAATATAGATGCTACTGAATTAACTAATAACATTCTTAATCAAGAAACTTTAGTTGGTGAACAAGATGCATTTACTGTAGGTAAAGGAAAGTTTATTCCTGCAGCTCATAGAAAGCGTACACTAAACTTAGCAGAGAATACAAACTTCGATGCTTATATGGAATCAGATGCATTCACTAATATATCTAATGCAGCAAAGTCAGCAGCAAGATATGTAACTTATCAAGAATTTCTTGGTAGTAATAATGAAGTGATAAATGAATTATTAAATCAAGCATTAGAGGAAGGAGTATCTTCTTCTGATGTTAATAAAATTGCAGCTGAACTTCAAGATTATTTAGATGCGGAATCTGGTAACTATAAAAGATTAGATAATGATACACTTGCAAAGATACAAAAGAACTTAGGATTGTGGACAACCATTGCTGGTTTACCACTAGCTACTATATCTTCTTTTGTAGAGCTTGCTATTACAATGCAAGGATTAACTAAGCAACAAATATCTACTACTATTATGAATGCTTCTAAAGAAATGGCGCAAGCTATATGGTCTACAATTAAAAATCCTACATTATCTTCAACTGAAAAGCAACTACAAAAAGAACAAAGACAATCTAATATTAAACGATTAGGATTCTTTGATTGGGATGTTGGTGCTGCACAAACTACAGGTGCTACAGAAAATACACATGCTTCAAGACATTTACTTGATAAGTATTTTAAGATAATTGGTTTACAACAGTGGACAGATTATACACGTAGTATAAGAGCATCTATTGCTGATGATTTTATAATGGATAAAGTTAATGCTATTACTAATCAAAGACAATCAGGTAGTTTATTTACTAATGCAATACAAGAAGCTGAAGAACAACTAAGAAACTTAGGTATTAATGTTGATCGTATTATAGAAATGAATAGTCAAGTTGGTCCTTGGACTGTAGAACAATCTGCAGAGTTTGATGCTATGATGCTTGAAGCTGAATTCAATTTTGTTAATCAAGCGATTGCATTACCTGGTACAGCTAACAGACCATTATATTATCAGAACCAACACTTGGCATTGTTTACACAGTTCCAAGGTTTCATTGCTACATTTACAGCTAACCAAATACCACGTATGTGGGGTGAGTATATAGCACGTGGAACACCGGCTATGAAGTATAATACTTTTGCAGTTATGTCTACAATGATTATGTTAGGATTTGTTTCGCAGTATCTTAAAGACTTAATAAAATACGGTAAGCCATCTCCATATTTAGATGATGTTGAAAAGTTTCAAAGAGCTTTAGGTTCATCTGGATTACTTGGAACTGGTGAGCGTGTAATTAACTTTGCATTTCCTATATACGAATCATCTTCTGATAATGTTGGTGAATGGTTTTTTAATACTGCATCAGGTGAAGCTGCGGCATTATCAAATGTTTCTCGTGTAGCTGGAGGTGTTGGTAAAATAGTAGAAGGGAAAACAGATAAAGGTGTATATGACATACTTAAAACGGCTCCATTCATTGGACCATTCAATCAATTCAATAGATTTATTGCAGAACTATTTAAATAATAAGGAGATTATTCATGGCTAAAGGAAGAGGTGGTGCTCAAACATTACCAGGAGCTCAACCATTATTACCAGTGGACGGTCTAAATGAATTTAAAGATTTGTTTACTATTGAAGAGAACCCTGAAGAATTAACAATGGAGGAAGTAGATAACTCTGCTCCTCCTGTTGAAGGTGTTATTAATATAGATGATGGTATTAAAACTGAAGAAAATATTACTGAACAAGTTTCTACAGAAATAGATAGTACAGAAGAAACTCAAAGCTCTGAAGAATTACTTACAGATGTATTTACAAATGCTGAGCAAAGAGAACGAGAACGTGTTCCTTCAATTACTGAAAGGCTTGGGGTTACAACTCTTACTCCTGCTTCAGTTATAAATAATGTACCATTAGCTGCAGCGATTAGTCGAGGTACTCAAACTGATAATGTATTAAACAATAAATTACAAGGTAGAAAAATAACAAGAAAAAAAAGAGAAGCTTTAGAAGCAGGTGAGATTGAAGAAGCATTTGCTAGTAAAGATAAAGCGACAGGTGAATTTATTAATCCTAATGTACCATTAATAAAAGATTCAAAAATTAATGTAGGTGCACAAGCTATCATATATAATCCTGAAGTGTTAGGTGCAGCGGTTATTAATCCTGAAACTAATATGATGGGTGTTGATCCGGACTTAGGAATGATTATGTCATTAGCAACTGAAGCATTCTTACATCAATCAATGGTAGAATCACAACCAAGTTTAGCTACTGATGCTGATCCTGCAAGTACTGATGCATTAGAAGGTACATCAGGTGTTGTTCCAACTGCTGCAGTTAGATTAACTAAATCAAAAGGAAACGAAAGACTAGGTCGTGAAGTGTATATGGAATACCAAAGACATAAAGCTAAAAGATCTGGTCAGCCTACCGATAGTTACCTACAAAATGTAGATAAGGTTACACCAGAAACTTTTACTATGCTTGGTGATATGTCTAAAGAAATTTATGCACAAGCAAATCCTGATATGATTATTAGAGATGATGCTGAAGTAGGTTTACCAGGCGGTCAAGTTTATTTTGAAGTTACACCTTTAGGTGCAATTGTTTTAGATAAAGTATCTAATAGTTATAAAGGATTATTTGCACAACCAGAAGTAGCCCCGGCAATATCACCAACCTTTGATGCTCAACTACAATATGAAGGTAGAATGCGTACAAGAAAGATTACAACTAAGCGTGGTGATTTAAAAGATATTAGTGTTATTGAAAATGCAATGAACAACTATAATTCTGTAGGATTTATTAATGATCCTAGACGTGAAACTATTGGTAACCTTATGTCAATGCTTGCGTTAGTTAATAATAAAAATCCGGATAATACTTTTTATGGTAACATGATGGGTATAGGTACTAATAAGTTAGCAGAGCTTCAAGCTGAAAGAGAAAGACTTTTAAATGCTGCAAATAGAATTGTGGATCCTGAACAACGTAAAGCAGGTATTGAAGCTGCTAATAGTTATGATCCCATAAAAATATTACAAGGTGAACGTGAAAAGTTTATGAATATTATGGGAGCTGTAAATAAGTATTCAGGTCAAGCTAACTATATGACTTATTATTTCCAAGCTTTAACAGGACGTATGGCACCTCAACAAACTTTATATAATCCTGCGTCACATAAAATTGTTAGACAAATAACTGGCAGTGGTAATGTTTATAAATGGAAAGCTAATCAAGGTGGACAGCTAGAAAATACTTATAAAGAAATAATGGCTGGTATGTTATTTGAAAGAGATGGTATTAAAGGTGCTAAGCTTTCAACTCCAGAACGTATTAAGTTATTTAATGAAGAAGCTGCAAAGCCTGACGGACAGTATGCAGCTATGGTAAAATATGGTCAACAACTTTTAGCAGCTGCAAATGCTTTTGATAATAAAGAAGCTAAACAAATGTTTGTCTCATTACAAAATGCAAAGACTGAACAAGAAGTTAATACACTTAAGCAACAGATCATACAAAAATTTAGTATAGATCCTTTAGATGGTGGATTAAAAGCTAATCTTGCTAGTAAGAAAACAGGTGAAGCAATTCATTTTGCAGATTACTATATGGATTTAGCTAAGTATGATGCCGCAACTAAGAGTACTAATCCACAGGGTCAACAGTTTTCTACAAGTATTACTGTTGAATTAGATGGAACTACTCATGGTCCTGCAACTAATGCTGCTTTACTTGGTATTACTTCTATGGCACAACGTAGTGGTTTGTTAACTACTCAAGATTATACTGTCTTAGATGAGATAGATATGAGAGATGCTATGGGTGAACTCATGAATTCAAGAGTTGAATCTTTAGCAGGTGGTTTATATCCTGAAGAACAAATTGTTGAGTACACACAGATACTTAGATTAGCTATTCAAGATAGAGAAAACTTTTTAAAGAAGTCACCTATGACAATGGGTTATGGACAGGAACTTGAATCATTAAAAATGCATGTAGAAACTACAGTATTTAATGGACCTCAAGGAGAAGCTATAAGACAAATAGGTGCTGCTAATAATATTAATCCTGATACGACTATAGAATTTTTACATTCAATGCTAGTTGATTCCATCTTTACTATCTTAGATCCTAAGGTTGTAGCTATGGGTAGACTAATGAAAGGTAATGCATTATATTCTTCGATGACGAATGAGGTATTGTATTTTGAAAATGCTTCAGGGTTTAAAAGTTATGCGGCTGGAAAACAAATGGATCCAGAATTAACTAAGCAATCTTCTTATAGTTTTGAAGATGGCCCTAAGAGTGAAGTGCAATTTTATAAAAGTAAAGCGGAAGGTTCTGCTATTAGACCAGGTCGAGGACCAGGATCTTGGGCTGCAGGTTTAATACAACCAGTTGCAGTACAAAGTTATGATGGTAATATGATTGCACGTACAGGTACAGCAACTTCGTGGGATAATATAACTAGATCTTCAAAAAGTTTAGGTGCACAAAATACATTTGTACAACCTATCTTTGATGCATTCCTAGTAGACCTAGGTTCTTTTAGTGCTGTAAGATCAGAGTCAAATAAAAACTGGGTTGAGTCAATTAAAAACCATAGTTATGTTGAAAAAGTTTTAGTTGATTGGTATCAAGAAACTACACAAAACTTTAATAATCGTATAGCTTCTAATCCAATGGCATCTATAGATTGGAATGCAGCTAAAGATGGTGATGGAGAATATCGTGGACTTGCTTATTTATTTACTTATAATGATAGTCCTGCACCTAAACTTCAATTAGTTAATGCAGTTAAAAGAACAATGCAAGCACAACCAAAGTCACCTAGAATTAGTGTTGAAGACTACGGTAAATTACTAGGCAAACAAGCTAATGGTATTGTTGAAAAAATAAAAGCTGAGTTACTAAGTAAAGGTATTAATCCTATGGAAGCTAATACTATTACAGCAAGAGATGCTAAAGTTATAGTTGATACTATTCAAAAATATATTAACTTACCTGGAAGAAATAATAGTGGTGCTGCATTAATTAAAACAAATGTAGCAGAACTTATGTCTAAGGTAGAAGCTGAAGGACGTGAAGCACGAAACGTTGACCTCTAACAACATGAGGGGTTCAAGGTAACCAAAAAAAAATAGCCCTAAGAATATCTTTAAGATACTCTTAGGGCTTTTTTTATTTCTTCTTTAATAGTTTTCTACCTTTAAAGAAAACAATAAGGTTTATAGTTGTGTTAATACTAATTGCAATTATTAACCAGGTCTGCCACCAGTTAGGCACATCTCCGTCAATCATTCTGTATGTTCTTCATAGCCTGTTGTTTATATTCTTCAGCTTGTCTTGTACCATCTTCATCTTTACTAGAATAGTATGCTTTGACTCTTGCTGTTTCAATATTAACAATTAACTCATCTATTTCTCTATCAGACATTGTATCAGCTAAGGTTTCATCCATCCCTAGCTGACGTAATGCTGTCTTATTATCAGGTTCTAAACCTAATCTTACAGGTAGTATTCCTTTCTTACGCGAAGAAGTAGTCACTATCTTGCACCTCTCTTATATTCAAAGCTCCAAGCTTTGGTTGGTTGTAATTAAAATTATCAGGATTAGTTATAATCATTCTTTCAATCTCTTCAAAGAAATTCTTATGACTATACATTCGTATAAAGTTATTCTTAATAAGCTTTAGTAAGTCGTCTACATCACATGCATGTACACTAAATGAATCATGTACTGCACCAAAATCATTATTCCAAGATAGAATAACACTTGCCATATGTGCAGCATCCATTGAGTGCACAAAGTTTGGTGAGATTCCTGACATAAAAGATCTTATCTTTGGTTTATCTGTAGGTTCTTTTCCTACATGTTGTATACGAATTGTATCAGTTACTTCTTCAGTACCATCTTCTTTACGTATTGTAGGCTTAATCTTTCTTTCACTACAACTGATGATAGCTTTCTCTTTGAATTCATTATCTATAAATGCTTCATAGATAACTGGGAACCCTGATGGGGTAGTCCATCTTATAGATTTTTGTTTGGTTTCTTTAGCATAATCTGATGCTATCTCTGCCTCTGCAATTTTCTGTAAGAACTTCATGGTTTGTAATGGACCAGCACAAACTGCATCAATTGCTTTGACTAAATGTTTAGCAAGCAGTTGACAATCTTCTTCCGTAATATTATACTTTTCTAAGTAACCTTCAACATGACAATCAAGATACATGTTCTCTGCAATCTTTAATGCTCCTGCACTATATGCTCGAGTCATTGAACCTCTCTTTGCTATACCTTTACGTATATGTTTCATGGGCATCTGGCGCTCATCAAACCACTCTGGTAATCTTGCAATAAGATTCTTAGCACATTGTACATAGAAGTCTTTCTGGATCTCTTGAGGAACTACTCCTACAAGTTCTCCTGCTTCTTTATCTTTAGATATTGCACACAAATGTTGCCATCCGTTATTGCTTCCATCCACAGGAACAGGTAAGTAAGTATAATAATCTTCATCACTATTTAATGCATTATATAATTCTAACACACAAGCTAATAAAGTTATTGGTTTTTCTGCTGAAGTATTTATTTCTTCTTTCTTTGCAATATCAAAAAGCATATCAAGATTTTCATCAGTCCATGCTTCTCTATCTGCTAAAGTCATTTTATCCACAGAAATATCTTCAAGTTCTTCTTCGTCTAAGAAGGTTTTGTAGTCTGTAGATAACCACTTAGGTAGTTTATTTTTATTAAACGTTTCATTATAGCAACAAGCTATATGTATTTTTAGTCTTCTTAAACCTGCTTCAGTCATAAGTTTACCATTAGCAAATAGCATTTGACCTCTAGCAATATCGTTACTTTGAAAGTTTAAGAACGGTGTGGTGTAATATATCCGTCCTCGATAGTCAGCTTCAGTATACTGATAAAAAGTTTTATCACCAATCAGATCTGAGCGTGCCATAGTTAAATCGAATTCTATTACTTTAGATTTATATTTCTTTGGAAAGTTTAAATGAGTATCTAATATTTTATTTCTATTACGATTTAAAATATTTCTTACTTGTGTATTAATTTTCCATGGTGTTTGTTGTAGTACATTCATACTATGTATAAAGTCGCGGTAAAGATATTGATGAAACTCCCCACTCCTTTGCTCAGTCCAACCTTTAATGACAGGTTTTTCTGATGGTTGCATTAGACCTTTAATAGGTTGAGGCATTTCAAACACTGTACCTTTAAGTAAATCTTTACTACCTTCAGGTATAGTTAAGTTCCATAGTTCTGGAACTACAATATAATGAGCACGACTTCTTTTAAGACTACGATCTAAAGACTCCATAGGTATAAATTTATTATCTTTATTCTTACCTATATTAATCTGGTGTGTTTGATAGAACGCTTCTAAAAACAAATCACCCATCATAACACGTAGCTTAAACCAATCCCAAGGTGCTGTATCTTCATGATAATATTTTAATTCATCAAGAATATATACGCCAACTGCTGCACTAAGATGTGTTAAGTTAGCTTCACCTTGGTAAGATTTATTTCCACGTGTACTATTACGAGTAAAGTGTTGTTGAATTGTATCCATTGCAAACACTAAGTAGGCTTCAAGATCTACTGAAGATGTATTCTTCAGAAGACTACACGCAATATGAGCTCTAGCTTTACGAATTTTCTTTTCGATATATTGTAGTTGCTCTTGCATTTCTATTCCTTTATTATATTTTATCTACTTTAATACCACTGAATTCTAATAACATACGAATACCAGCATCATTTTTGTAAAGTTCTTTAAAAACAAATCGAGTAATACCACTTTGTATCATTAGCTTTGCACATTCGATACACGGTGATAGTGTACAATACATTGTAGCTCCTTCAGCTGAGCTAGTAGTCTTAGCTAATTTACAAATAGCATTTGATTCCGCATGTATTACTTCACGTTTTGTTGCACCATCTTGTTCTTTACATTCGTTAGGCATGCCCGAAGGCATACCATTAAAACCGAATGCAAGTATGTTGTTTTCTTTTACGACTATAGATCCGACTTTCTTATCGGTATCATGAGACATATCAGCTATACGCATTGCTAAATCCATATAAAGCTTATCATACTTTCTTTGTTTATTCATTTTATATACTCGTAAATTCTGAAGTTTCTACATAAGCTAATCTACCTGTATCACCATCGTAAGTGGCAGCTCCAGCTGTACCTGTGAGACCTGTGAATCTTGATTTAAGAACTCGAAACTTAATTGTATTTCGTTCATTGGGATTCTCTGATACAAGGTTTCTGGCAAATGCGATAATATCAAATGAGATTTGTTTAATTGATCCGCTTCCTTTAATGTCGTCGATTGATGCAAGATTACCCTCCTCAAATGATTTACCACCACCTGGTGATTTTCTTAAATGTGATATTAAACCTAGCCAAACATTATGTTTCTTTACAATCTTTAATAGGTCACTCATCATTTTATCTATTGCTTCATTCCCACTAAGGCCTTCAGTCCCCTCACTAACTGCGATGGTAATGTGGTCAAGAACCAAATACTTACAACCCATAAGAGCCATGTACTCAATCTTGTCAATGAGACTAGCGTCTCCGACTGATCCTTGGTGATCGAGCAATACAAGTCGTTCAGTTCCAAACACATGTTCAAATCCTGCCCGCTCGTCCTTCTCGGAAATACTTTTTCCAGAGACTGGATTCTTTTTAAGAAACATACCAATGAATTTCTCGGCGGTATCTCCGACTGATTCTTCGAGAGATATGAGACCGATCTTATCATCAGTCTTATCAAGTAAATCAAGAACGATTTCTTTAATAACTGTACTCTTGCCGGAACCTGTACCTGAAGTAAATAATGTAATCTCACCATGTCTAATTCCTTTTAGTTTATCGTTTAAACCTTTCAAGCAATCAGGATAAGGTATTGATTCTGTATTTCTTCTTTGCTTGTATTGTTCCCATACTTTTTCACCAACTACTAAACCAGCTGGTGACCAGGTTTGTGCATCCCAGTATGCTCTAAGTAAACTTTCAGATCCGTAAGTTATTAGTTGTTCACATGGATCTTTAGCTTTTAACTTAGCAACTTTTACTTTACCAGCACCTATAATCTTACTTGCTTTTTCTATAGCAGCTTGACCTGCTTCATCTTTATCAAACATTAATATTATAGATTCAAAAGTTCTTATCCAGGATCTTTGTTCTAGTAAAGCTTTTAATCCTGTTGCACTTGGAATAGAAACAACTGGAAATATTTTATTATATTTATCTAAGAATGATTGAGCTACAGCACATGCATCAAGCTCACCTTCAGTAATAACTAATGTCTTACCACCAGACGCAGAGTTTTGACCGAACAATTCTGTATCTTTAAAGTCACCATGAATTTGAAATGATTTAGGTAATATTCTTTCTTTGTATGCTACAACAGTTCCATTCTTAGTATAAGGATAGTAGTGTGATCTTCCGAAACCTTCAGGACTAACAGCCATTTTAATTCCGAAGTAATCAATCACTTGCTTTGAAATACCTCTCGACATTATTGCAAAGCTATTTAAATTCTTTATCTCAGCTAGCATATTAGTTGAGCTTTTAGTACTTAAGTCTTTGAAATCATTCATATTTTTTACTTTCTTTTTAGTTGAATAACTACAGGAAAAACAGTGTGCTCCGTCTTCATAGATCGTATAAGCATCTGATGAATCGCATTTAGGGCACTCCGTTTGTGTGTATCTTTTCTGCATAATCTTCGCTTTCTTTTATATGTTCAGGTTTTAAATCACTAACAGTAACATGAAGAAACTCTTTTCCTTTTGTTACAATTACTTTATATAGCTCTGTATAATATACTTTATTATCATTAAACTCTTCAAAGATACCTTGATACGTATCGAATAAAGGTTTAAGTATATTATCCAGGTCAGCTCCTTTATTAGACATTCCTGCTACAATATAGAATGCAACTTGATCAGAACCAAAGGGCCAGACTTGACCCATTAGTTCATCTCTTAATTCATTCTGATAATCCAGATATACTTTCTGCTTTATCGTTTTGTTTCGGTGTGTCATTACGTTTGCTGATAGTGGTTTTACTCTGAATGTGTGTTCTAATAGTTTCATATTCTTCCCATGAGGTTAACATTCTTAGTAGTTTATATGAGAGTTCAAGTTCATATCTTTCATAGTTATGATGCTCCCATTCTTTAATTACTCTTTCCCATCTGTCTGCTGGAGTTATAATTTCTTTTAGTATTGCTTCAGCTTTCTTAGGACCAATACCTTTAATACCTTTAATATTATCGGTGTTATCTCCAGTTAAACATTGAATCATTAGATTATAGTTTGCAGTATTGTCATCAATAAAACTCCAGGTATTTTTACCATAGTTATAATGGTTACCTGGAATTTGTAGTAAGTCTTTATCAATACCACATATAACATATTGCTCATCTTTTTCACGAGCTTCATATCCCCAGATTGCAACTAAGTCATCTGCTTCCATACCAGTAGAAGCAACTGCACCTTTATTCATTGCATGTGAATGTAAAAAGTTTAATCTTTTCTTAATACCTTCATCTAATTCAGGACGTTTAGATTTATAATCAGAACTTAATTGTTTTCTGAAATTATCTTTACCTTTTACTGCATAGAGAGGAGAGAGTTCTTCATCATCTGCAAATGGATTCATAAGTTTATTTGTTACTTCTAATTCCATTGTTCTACAAAACTTATCGTAACTGCTTGCTAATTCTTTATCACTTGCTGCATTATATGCAATCT